CGTTGTCATAAGCGATGGCAGAGCCTTCGTTTTTGACAGGGGCGGCGCTAAAGCCAGACAATTTGGTTTCTTCTTCAAAAGAACGCTCAGAGGTCTCAGTTTCGTAGATCTCTTTGTGCTCTTCGCCGTAACGAGCATACTCTAAGCCGAACAATGCGTTCAAGCCTGGGAGGAGCTCTTTCAGTAGTTGTGCGCGTGAAATAGCCATTTATAGCTCCTTAAGCAGCGTAATCAATACCCGTTGTACGGAGTATTTGTGGGTTGTTCAACTTCACAATAACTTCTGTGAAGGCATTTGTACCAGTAGCTGTTTCTGGAACTACAGCGACACAACGCACTGGCAGGGTTGCTGCATTACCAAGGTTATCGGTAGGAACAAGAACGCCTGTGAAAGAATCACCAGTAATTGTGCTGCCTTGTGGTACTTCTTGCTGAATTGCCAAGTTAATACCTACAACGCTTTGGTTAACAGTCTGTACAACGCTGTTTGCGGCAACAACAGCTACTTTAAAGGCAGCCATTGGATCGTCAACTACATAAGCAACAGCGCTGGTAGCAGCGGCATTACCTGGATAGTATTGAGCCTGAACAGTTTGACCTTGAGTATTTACATACTGAACGCCCATAAATACACCATAGGTGTAGTTAGCAGCGGTAGTTGTAGAGTCGTTTGAAACGCCTGATAGTGCAATAGTACCCCCATCAACTACAGCAACAATATCCCCGTTAAAAATTGGAGTGTTATAAGTACTCGCAATTGGCAATTGACGGGTTGCACCAGCGTAGGGTTTGCCGTCTACGCTGTTGATTGGCTGTAAGCCATAGGGAGTAGAAACGGTTGGATAAGCCATTTAAATCTCCTAATTAATAAGTTAAGTACCTTTACCAAAAGAACCCGTCGTAACCTTACCTTCATTGAAGAGAGGCATCCGAGGATCATTTTGGCGCATAAGAGTGTTCTCCACAGCCTTCATTTGAGCATCTGCTTGATCAGAGTAGTATTTGTTACGCTGTTCAACAAACTCAAGTGGGGTTTTGCAAAGTAACAACCCGCCAATCTCAACATTGTCTTTATAACGACTATTGGGATCAGCTAGCAGTCGTAATGCAGGTTGCTCTTCCATTGGCACTGGTTCCCAACCTTCTCTGAGTTTGGCAGATAGGTTACGTGGGTCAGCGTTATTTAAAGACGCAACACGAATCCAACGATAAGCGTACCCAGCCTGTTTGTCTGGCTCTGGTAACAACTCTGCGGGAGCCCACTGCTTGGGGCGCTCTAGGGTTGCTCGGGTTTCTACTTCGCGGTCAATTCTTTTTTCAGCCATTTAGGGCCTCCAGTTTTTTGATTTCAAGAGCATATTGCTCCGGGGTTAGTCCTAACTTCTTCGCCAATGCAACTTGTGTGTTTGTCAGCCGTATCCGTTTGGAGGATGTGCTGCGCGTTGCAGGTGCGACTACGTTACTTGGTTTCCGGACAGGTTCGGCTGCCGGTTTTTCAACCTCCGGTTCCTCAAATTGCTCTGGGAATCGTTTACGCATTGTTTCGTCAATACGTTTGTAATACTCGTCAGAACCGATAGTAACACCATTTCGCTTAAGTTTTTCATGTAAACCCAGCGCGGTTGCGGTCATTTCTTCATCTTGACCAAACCAAAGGTTGTTTTCTTGCCACTCCGTAGCCTTTCTGTCGGGTTCTGGAGCTTTTTCAGCCTGTTGAGGGATTTGTACCTCATTTTTTTCCTCTTGTAAAGCAGGCATCTTGAAGTTTTTTATTCTATCAAGCTGCAGGGTGGCGTTTGTAATAGACTGCTGGGCATTCATCATGCCTTCGCTATCACCCCCCTCATATGCCTCTTTGTAGGATTTTTTAGCCATTTCTAGCTGTAAATCAGCCGCTGTTTTCATTGCAGCAACGTATTCTTTTTCCCCGTTAGAGAGTAAATCCTTAATCCGTTTGTTTTCTTCCATCAAACGCTGGGCAGCATCAATAGCCGCTTGGCGCTCTCTATCAGAAGAATCAGCACGGCGGCGCTCGTCATTCCAGACCTTTTTCATCTGCACAAGCTTCTCTTTAGCCTCTAAACTGTATTTGTCTAGCTCATCAACTTCGAGCTTTTCAACCAGTTCTTTGGGTAAAGGTTTACGGCCCCGGTCTTCCGGTGGGGTGTCGTCTTCAATCTCAATTTCTATTTCGGGACTACTTTTAGCTTCCAGCTCTTCGGCAGGGGGTGCTTCTTCCTTGCCTTTTGCCTCTGCTTCGTCTGGAAACTCAAATTCTACTTTTTCCATTTCAGCCATTTTTGTTAGCTCCTTTAAATAAATTTACGGCTAATTCCGCGAGGATCGTCAACAACCGCCTCAACAGAATCATCGTTAATAATGCGAAATTCACGACCGTGGATAACAAGGCGTGTACCTGCGTTTGGTCGTACTAAGACAAAATCGCCTTTTTTACACCAGGCACCATTAGGAAAACGGGCTGGGTCTTTATAGCAATCAGGACCTAAATCCACAACAAACAACACGGTAGTCAACAATTCATCGTAACGAAGAGTCTGGTCCGCTTTTGCAAGTCCATTATCAAATTCTTTTTCCACTTCTGGAATGGCACAAAGAATTCTATAACCTTGTGGTTTTGGTAACTGCTTTGCTTTTTCTTCTGCTTCTTTATTCAATACTGCTGTTAGATCTATTGCTTGTGATAAATCTAAATTACTCATCAGAATGCTCCGTTTTTTGTTTCAGGTCTAATACTTCTTGCCGCGCGATGAGCAGACCGTGTATCTCACCACACATCCTTTGGTAGTCGGCAAAGTCTTTGGCTTGTCCGTTTGCTACCCAATCCCGTTTTTGTACGAGTTCTTTATCTAGTTCTTGTACTAGAGCGTCAAATACATCCATTAATCACCTTTCTTGGGTTTCTTTTCCTTTTCAGGTCTTAGTGCTCCAAAAGCTTCTTGGATAAACATCTTCTCCTTTTCATCCCGCATTTGTGCTGCAGTCTTTAAGGCGTCAAACTTGTTTCGATCTGCATCGTTTTTGGCTTGTGTGGCCACACGCTCTTGATCAACGGCGATTTGTTGTGCCTTGAGTATTGCGTCGACTTGATCTTTTGTTGCTTTACGTTGCTGCTCTGCTTGCTTAATCTGAAGCTCTTGCATCTGCATCTGGATGAGTGGGTCCTGCGCTTGTTGTTGCGCCTGCTGTGCTTGTGCTTCTTGCTGTGCCTGGCCAAGCAGTTTGGTGCTAGCCTGGGCCATGAGGCGGGACAATTCAACTTCCACACTTTTAGGTAATACCTGCTCGTCATCTTCTTCGTCGATAACAGGGATACTAACTCCAAGGGTTGCCTCAATCTGTTTGCGATACTCCATGCCTACGTGCTCGTTAATGTGGGCAGTCATCGCCGCTTGCATCATCTGAGCAATCTGTGGGTTCATGGCCAAGATCTGTTGAATCTTAGGATTTTGCATCGCGGTAGTATGTACTTGAATATGCGCTTGGTGGTCCTGATACATAAAGGCTTTTACTGGTTTGCCACGCAAGACGTTCATATTCTCGGTAACTGGATCCGTAGGCTTCTCGTCGTCTTCCATAGGGACCAGCTTTGCCGCGTTTCTAATTCCGAGCACCTCAAGCATCTGACGATGTAAGAGCGGCATATTGTAGATTTGTGGGGACTGTTGCGCCAACTGAAGAACCGCTTGGTACTGAACAATCTTTTGCGCCATTGTTGCTGCATTAGGGTCCGAGACCGGTATAACCTCAACATTGTCATAGTCCGACTTTTTCGCGCGAGGCGAGCCTTCAACTGGTACGTAGTTGTATTCTTCTGGGGTGTAGTCCGCAATGATTTTCTTTAGAAGCTTAAACTCCCGCTTCATTGAGTAATGGATACGTGCTTGAACCGCACTCATTACTTTTAAGGTTCTCTCTAGGATTGCCAGAGTCGTACCAACAGGCGCATTCGCGCTCATGTCAGAGACCTTCATATCGCTTACGGAAGCAAACGCACGACCTTCTTGAATTACTTTATCGAGCAATTGGGCTAAAACTACTGATGGCTCTTTATAAGGTAATGGCAGGATGTTGTCACGCATGGTTCCAGATGGAACGTCTACGTCTCTAAACTCTCCAGGAGCAATCGGGGTGTCGTCACCTCTTATCCGCAAGCCACGGGTCTTAAAGCCGCCCGGCAAGTTTGAGAGGGTTCCAGCATCGACAAGCTGTCTAAGCATAGAGGTACCAGACTTAGCAAAAGCCCCAATAAGATGAATGAGACCAAAACAATAGAAGCCAAAACCAGGAATGTAACCGTAGTGGACGAAGTGCTGTCTCTTTTGATGTGTCTCATCGTCTGGCTCCCAATTGCGACGAATTGCTAGAATGGTGTTACTGCCCTTTTCCATAGTTACCACATATGGCAATGCAATCCCTGTTTCTTTTCCGTCTTTATCTTTGTGCTCGTAACCAAGAAGATCTAACTCAACGTGCATCTCAAGAATCTTGTAGCGGTCATCGGTTGATGCTTTAAAGCCTAACTTCTCCGCAATCTTCTTCTCAACTTCGTCAAGGACGTTGTTTGGCTCACCTAAGTCTACATCGCGATAGAAGCCAGCATGTTGTAATCGCTTTAACTCGTTCTCAGTCTTACGCATCACGTGGGTAATACGTTCTGCAGTCTCTAAACTAGAGGCGCCATAGGGCACCACAATGTCTTCTGCGGGAACAAACATGGCAACCTGACGGTCTAGTGCCGGGTCGATATAAATCTTTTTGAACGCGTTACCTGCAAGGCCCAAGCCCCATAACATCCGCTCGTGCTCAGGTCTGTACTCCTGCATCACATCTGTTAACTGGTAATTCATGTCATCTTTGACACGCTCGGCTGCTTCTTTTTTCTCAACAGTTTCTTTACCAATGATCTGTGTCTTAACGGGTCCCGCTGCGGGGAATGTAGACATCATGGTTTCAGACTGGAACTTAACTAACGCTTCGGAGAGGATCGGATGATATACACCACACGCACCTTCCCAAGGTTCTG